GACCGCGACTACCGCGACTACCTGATCGGAATGAAACGCGACCTTAACGAGACCTTCGTCTTTCACGCGATCGCCGAGGGCGCGGTCTACGACACCCCGCATAAATACACGGTGGAGCTGGTCCTCCCCAAGGTAGGGATCGTCCGAAAGCCCGTAAAGCTGGCCGACAACCGTCTCGTCGAATCCATCGAGATGGAGGCCCTGAACGATGACACCTACGGCTTCGCCAAACTGTATGTGAAGAATAAAGTGGCGACGTATGGGGCATGAGGAAGTAAGCGGTAAGCAGTAGGCGGTAAGCAGTAGGCAGTGGGCAGCGGGCGGTACGTCATCCCGGACTCGATCCGGGATCCAGGGAAGTTACCGTCACTATCATGATCAGGAGGTCACATGGATATCGTCAGGAACACACTCAACGTCAAGGAGGTCAACTCCGGCAAGACCTATACGTTCCATTTCCGAACGCCCGAGATCGATGAAGTCCTCGACTCGATGAAGCGCATGCGCGCGATCTCCAAGCTCGAAGAAGAGGCCAGGCAGGAAGCGCTGGTCAAGGTCAAGCTCGATTGCGTCGATCCCATATTGACCGGGATCGGGGAGGGCCAGTTCGATGTCGAGCTCGACGGCAAAGAGATTTTTCTCTCGTCCGGGATCGGGGACTGGAAGGGGATCCTCCGGAGGCGCTACTATTACCTCCTTTTCGCCGTCTTCGACGACGCGTTCAGCCGGAGAGGAGCGACCGAACTCGAAAAAAAATAATCGCAGACATTGAATCCCTGTTCGGGACCAATGTCTGCGATACCGAAAAGGAGAGGAACTGTCGTGAGAGGTTCAAGGCTTCGATCGAATGGATGTGCGCCCAGTGCAAGAAGAAAAAGCAGGACGACGTTCATCCTTACACGAAGCGCCTTCTCTTTCTCAGGCGCATGATCCGGGGAGGCCGCCCCTACAAGGCCGGTGAGCTGAGCGACGACGAGTGGTTTCTCCTGGGACTGATCAACGAATTGATAGACTCTTTGATAGACTCTAAAAAACACTTTTAACTAAATACTTATGCCAACCAACACCGTAAAAATCACACTTGAAGCTGAGGATAAAACCAAGGGGGTATTCGACGGGATGAAGAAGGGCCCCGAGGCGACCAAGGGGCCGCTCGATTCTCTCGGCGGGAGCTGGGTCGGCCTGACCGCGAAGATCACCGCGGCAACGGCCGTGGTTTATGGGGTATCGAGGGCCTTCTCCGAATTTATCAGCGACGCGGCAGAGGCCGAATCGATCGAGAGGCGCCTTCAGTTCGCCATCGAAGGGGCGAACTACAGTTGGGGCACCGCGAAGATTGCCGTCGATTCTTTTGCCAAATCGGTCATGGACAGCACGCGCTTCTCGGACGAGCAGGCGCGCCAGGCCCTGACCGATATGATGATGTACACCAACGAATATGCGAAGGCCGAGACCGGGGCCAGGCTCGCGATGGATATGAGCATCCGCACCGGCCACGACCTCACCTCCTCGACGCGCCTGATCGGCATGGCCTTGACCGGCAACGTAGAGATGCTCGGCCGCTACCTTCCCGAGCTCCGAAACCTCGACGCCGTGCTCGGGGCCGACGCCTCGATGGCTGAAAAGGCCGCCTATGCGCTCAAAGTATTGCAGGACAAATTCGGCGGCACGGCCGCAGCGGACCTCGAAACCTATTCCGGGAAACTGAGCCAGTTCAAAAATCAATGGGGCGAGTTCGGCGAAAAGCTCGGCTCCGCAGTGCTGCCTCCGCTCACGAAAATCCTCGAAACCCTGACCGACATCATGAAAAACATCAATGCCCCTCCTGCGCAGGCCAGCGCCGAGAGATACTGGCGCGAGAGGATCGGCAGATCCGGCGGCGGCCTGGTGGGCAAGCTCTGGGGGGCGGCCGGAGGAGAGCCGGTGAGTTTATATCCCACCGAGCCCGAGCGGAGGTTTATGGGCTGGGGGGCGATGGGCGGAGGGAAGAAAGATGTCTTTAGAGAGGACTATTCCGAGATCATCAAAAAGTCCGCGGACGAATCCGCCAAATCTTGGGGCGAGTACGCCCAGGCCGAGCTCGACGCCCTGGAGAAGATGTTCAAAGATCAGGCCGAGGACCGGATCGCCATCGAGAAATATACAACCGAGAAGATCCTCGCCGGCGAGCAGGAATTTGAGAATGATAAGCGAGAGGCGATCGAGGCGGTCTACAAAGTCCAGAATGAGCTCGACATGGAATGGGTCGCAAACCACGAGCTCGCGAATCAGCGGATCCTCGAAGGCGAGCAGGAATTTGCGAACATGAAAATCGAGGCCCAGAACGCGGTCTATCAAGCGCAGATTGATCAGTGGGAGGAGGAGGCAAAAAAATCCGATCAGTTGATCCAATCCTTCTCGGGAGGCCTCTCCTCCGCATGGTCGACGAACCTCACGTCGATGATCAAGGGGACGGAGAACTTCTCTGACGCCGTAAAAAATATCTTTGCCGGCATGGGGGATGCCGTCATCAACACGATCACGAAGATGGCGACCAACTGGCTGATGTTCGGAAGCCTCACCGGCGAAAAGGGCGGCACTTCATTTTTCGGCAGTTCCAAAGGAGGCTACGGCGGCCTGATCGGGGGGATCTTCGGTTTACTTGGAATGGCGGAGGGCGGGGAATTCTGGGTCAACAGGCCGACACCGATCCTGGTGGGCGAGGGCGGCCAGCGCGAGTTCGTCTCCGTAACCCCCGAAAGCAAGATGGGCAAAGGCCAGGGAGAAGGCGACGGGATAACGCAGATCATTAATTATGTGACCGTGACCGACCCGAATACGTTCGTCAGGACTTATGGCCCTGTGGTGAAGAAACTCTCCGGGCAGGCGGCCGCGGAGGCGAAACGATACAACAGAAGCCAGTGAGCAGTGGGCACCAAGCAGTAAGCAGTAAGCAGTAAGCGGCGAAAAACTATGGCTCTTCGTTTTCCTACCCTATCAGGTCTCCTTTATCCGGTCAAAGAGACGATCGTCGACCGCGTCCGGATCTCGGAGTATGCGAACCGCGCGGAGCAGCGCCAATCGATGTGGAGCCAGCCCTATCATATCTTCCCGATCCGCTGCGAGCCGGTGAAAACCGACTTTCTCAGGATATGGGAATTCTACCAGCTCTGCCGGGGCCCCTATAAGGCATTTCAGTTCGACAACGACAACGACCAGTGGGCCCCCCTCAAAAATGTCGAGGCCTATTGGGCGTTAAACGAGGCCGAGGGCGCGAGAGTCAACGACCGTCACGGCTTCATCAACCCGACCTACAGCTGCCGGTTCATGGACGACAGCCTCTCCTATGAGCAGGTCTGTCATCTGCTCGTGACGTCGGGGATCCAGATCGTCCAGGAATCGCCTCTGAGCTTCACGAACAACTACGGGACGTTGATGGGCGCCGCGACGTGGATCCAGTGCCCGGACGGATCGGCGGGCGTCAACTTCGACGGGTCGAGCGGATGGTGCTCGATCGGAAACCTCGCGGTCCTGAACGTCGGGACCGGAAATTTCTCCATCGCCTTCGGAGTCTACGTCAACTCCTTCGCCTTCGCGGTCGGCCTCCTCTCAAAAAAAGAAAGCGCAGCCTCCGGCCACGACGGCTACTCGATGATCATCGAGACCAACGGCCAGCTCACCTTCCGTCTCTCGGATGGCGCGGCGCAAAACACCGTGGTGAGCGCCATCGGCGCGGTCCCGGTCACGACGTGGAAGATCATCATGATCACCGTCGACCGCGCCGCGAGCGGCCAGATCTATGTCAACAACGTCGCCTCCGGCCCGCCGGTGACGATCACCGCGGACGCCAACGCCGACAATTCGAGGGTCTTTCATCTGGGGGCGGTTGAAAACGTCTCGTTCGGGAACGCCCGGATCAGGAACTGTCTTTTTCAGAAAAAGGTCTGGACCGAAGACGAGCGCAACCACATCTGGAACACATGGAAAGGGACGTTTCAGATATAGGAGGACAAAAAAAGGTTAATGGGTTAACTGGTTTTCTCATCAACTTATTAACTCATTAACCCTTCTTTTCTTTGGGAGCATCATGCCCGAGACCATCAACGCGGGATTCCGCGACGAGAAAAACAAAAAAGAAAACGCTCCGATCACGCTTTATGAAGTGACGCTGAACGACGCCTCGATCCTTCGCCTGGCGGAGTGGGACGCGGTGGTCGAATACCCCGCCGGCAGCGGCAACAACTACCTCCCGGTGCCCCTAACCCATGAGGGGGTCGGCATGAACGCGATGGGCGAGATCGACATGGTCAAGCTCACACTCTCGAACGTCAACCGCGAGATCGGCGCGGTCATTATCGCAAACGGAGGGCTTCGGGGAAACAAGGTCACGATGAAGACCGTCTTCAGTGACCTCCTCGCCGATGCCGACGCCAACACCCCTGAAGATTTTTGGATCGACACCGCGGAAATCGTCGAGGAAAAGGAAGAGGCCGTCTTCACGCTGACGTCCAAGCTCGACCTCTTCGAGGTCATGGCCCCGGGCAGGATCATGGAGCGAGACCACTGCCCGTGGGTCTACAAGCAGGAAGGATGCTGGCGCCTGAGCGGCGGGAGCTACGTGGCAAGGGGCAACTTTACAAACGAGGGGACCGAATGCGACCACACCCGGAAGGGGCAATTCGGCTGCCGCTTCCATCACCCGGCCGGCGCGATACCGTTCGGCGGGTTTCCGGGGATACCGATGAGGGGGATATTACTACAATGAAATTCGACAACAAAAAATCCGAGGCGATCGCCCAGGAGCTGCTCGGGATGGAGTTCGAGATCCAGTGCAGGGGCGAGGATAAAAAGATCGATTGCTACGGAGTCTTGATCTATTACTACCGGCAATTCGGCATCGAGCTCCCGGACTATATGTACCAACAAGACTGGGGCGACAATGCGGACCTGGTCCTGCGCGAATACGCGAAGTGGTTTAGAAAGCTCGGCCCGGACGAGAAGCCCGCAACCGGCGATATGATCATCATCGTCAACCATCACAAGTCGGCGAGCCACCTCGGGGTCTGTCTGCCCCGGAAGAGATTCGTCCATTCATACATGGGGATCGGATCAAAAATCGATAAGTGGATCAACCCCCCGTGGAACGAGCCCGGCAAGATTTACGGATTCTTTAGAATCAAAGAACAGTAACCAGGAAGCACTAAGCACTAAGCAGTAAGCAATAGGCGGAAAGCAGTTACTGCCTACTGATCACTATCTCTATTCATATGATCAAAGTCACCTACATTCCATGTTTGTTCGAAGACCACCGCGTCGAGTTCGAGACTCGCAATCTTAAAATCCCGTCCATTCTTATGTCTCTTGTGAGAAAACATCCGGAGCTGAGGGAAGATTCTCCCTACGTCAGCGTCCGCGTTAATGGCAAAAAACTCTCCCCCTTCGCGTGGAAGAATGCGGTCCTCGATGATGGGGACCGGGTCGCGCTTATCCAGGACGTCGGCTATGAAGTCATCGCGTTCATTTCCGCCGCCGTCTCTTATGTGGGCAGCCTGGCCATTTTTATCCCCGGGGTCACCTACGGGATGACGTTGGGGACTCTGGTCTCAGTGGTCGGAGTCGTCTCCAGCGTCGGGTTTAGTATCTACAACGCCCTCTCGACGCCCGACACTCCCCGGACGGGCCTGGGGCTCAACAACTCTCCGACCTACGGATGGGACTCGATCGCCATGCAGGTCAAGGCGGGCGTCCCCGTGCCGGTGGTCTACGGCGAGCACATCGTCCCGGGAAACCTTATCTCCTGCTTTGTCTCAACCGACGGCGAAAAAAATTATCTGAACATGCTGATCGCCCTGTGTGAAGGCGAGATCGCGGGCGTCATGAAGGCCGACGGGAGCGGCGTCTGCGCCTCCGTCGCCGACACGCCCCTGATCTACATCAACGACAACCTCTACCAAAACTTTCAAGGGGTCTCCTGGGACTATCGCCTCGGCACGCAGGACCAGACGCCGATCAACGGGTTCGACGACGTCATGCAGGTCTACAATGCCGGGCCTTTCGAGATCGACTTCGGGGTCGACTACCTCTATACCACCGTGGCTTCGGAGGTCGAGGCCTATGAAATACGGTTCCGGTGTCCCGGGTTTTCCTGGACGTGGCACGGCAACTACTATCCGAGAAAAGCCAGGTTCTCATTCTATCACCGGGTCAATGGAGAGACCGACTGGGTCTATGACGGGCAGCTCGAGATCCAGGCGTCTACGACCAACGCGGTCAGGCGGTACTTCAGAAAAGATGGGCTGGCTGCCGCCAAGTACGACATCAAAGTCGTGCGCGAATCGGTCGCCCCGTGGCCCGATCCCCCGGAACAGTCGGGCCCCAGGGATACCTACATCGATAACGTCAGCGAGGTCGAATACGATTCCCTGATCTATCCTCACACGGCGCTTCTCGCCTTAAAAGTCCTGGCCTCGCAGCACCTGAGCGGGCAGATCCCGAACGTCCTTCCCGTCGTCCGGGGCAAAAAAGTCCTGAACCTCGACACGTCGGTCACAGAGTGGACGAGGAGCCCGATCTACAACGTCAACGACCTCATGGTGGCCGGGCGGTTTGGCCTGGGGCGTTACATCTCGCAGGCGAACATCAACAACGACAGGTTGATCGAAGAAGCGGACCATTGCGACGAGCTGGTCGGAGACGGGACCCGAAGACAGATCGCCTCGATCACGGCGACGAGCCTGACGAGCGTCGATTACGAATTCGCCGCAGCCGACGTCGGAAGAACGGTCTGCTGCAGGTCGCCTTTTGATGGCGCGGAATTTACGAGGCTCCTCATCACATCCGTTCTCGGAAAAGTGGCCACGGGCAGCGGGGGCTGGGATAACGGGACGCCGGAGCTCAACACGAACAAAATTCTAAACGACGGGTTCGAGACGCCGGGAGGCGGCGGCGCCGATGTCTTCGCCGACTGGAGCGAGATCAAGACCGGCTCGTCGACGATCACCCGCGACACTTCGGTCTTTCACGCCGGCGAGGCGGCCTGCAAATTCGTGATCGATGCCGGCGGAAACTTCGCGACGGTCGCCCAGGGCTATGTTCTTATTCCGGGCAACCCCTACGTGGTCCGCCTCTGGCATAAGGAATCCGTGAACGGGAGCGCCGTCCGGAGATTCGATATCCGGGACTCCGGAGTGAATGTATTCCTGAAAGAAGACGGCACATGGAACGCGGGGCCTTACTTTCTCAACCTGGCAAGAGACACGGACTGGACGGAGGTTCTGATAGAATTCTTCGCCCATGCTTCTTATTCGAATTATGTGATCTATCCTCATGCGGATGATGCCAATAACTCCACCTGGTTCGACGACATCTCGATCCTGCCGAAATACCCTACCTCCGACTGGCAGTTCGGCGAGAAAAGGTTCGAGCTCGATATGGTGCTCGACTCTCAGGACCAGGCCATCCGGCTGATCCAGCGGATGTGCGCGTCGTTTCGGGCCTCTCCCGTCTGGAGCCGGGACGCCATCCAGATCGTGATCGACAAAAAAGAAACGCCTTCTTACCTCTTCACGATGGGAAACGTCTTGAAAGGGTCGTTCAGATACTCCTACGCCTCGCCGAAGCAAAAACCGAACGTGATCGGCCTCGAATACCTCGACCGGGACCACAGGTTTCAGAAAGTTCCAGTCGACGTCCCGGACAGCGCGGCCCTGACCGCAGGCGCCGTCCTGAGAAGACGCTCCTTCCCGTTATTCGGAGCGACGCGAAGATCGCAGATCTACAGGGAGGGGCGCTTTCACATGCTCGCGGCGAAATACCAGGACGAGCAGATCCAGTTCGGCGGCGGCATAGACGCGGTCCCCAGCTGGCCGTTTGACGTCATAGAATTCTCGCACGATGTCCCGCAGTGGGGATACGGAGGCCGGATCGTCTCTGCGACGATCAACACGATCAGCATCGACCGCGAAGTCGAAATCGAGGCCGGGTTTACATACGTGATCTCTATCATGCAGCCCGGGACCGGAGGCACGGAGGTTATAGAGACACGGACCGTGACCGACGGAGCGGGATTTTATAACACGCTCAATGTCACGCCCAACTTCTCCGCCATCCCCGCGGCCTACGGGCTTTACGCTTTCGGGAAGCAGGGCATCGAGGCGAAGCCTTTTCGCGTCATGAGCGTCCAGCGGACGCCGCAAAATAACATCCAGCTGATGGCGAGCGAATATCAGGACGCCTGCTACGTGGACACCGACATCATTCTGCCGGATGTCCAATACTCGGACCTTCCGACATCGATGATCGCCCCGCAGGTCGAAAATCTCCAGGTCAGCGAATCCGGGACGACGCTCGACGACGGCGCCTGGAACGGGTTTCTCGAAGTCGGGTTCCGGATCCCGGAGGTCCCGTACTTTCTCGGCTGGGACCACGCCGAGGTCTGGATCAGCCTCGATCCGGACATCGGATATCAGCACTACGGAAACACGACCAGGGAGCTCGGCTACACCATCGAGGGCCACAACTCTTTGAAAATCGGCAATACCGTCTACGTCAAGGTCGTTCTCGTTACAAAGACAGGCCTCCGGGCCGATTTCGATTCCGCCCCCTATGCGACGGTCCTGATATCCGGCAAGACTTCGGCCCCGAGCGACGTGACGGGATTCACGGCCGTCCAGATGGGCGACCGGGTCATGATCAACTGGACGCCGCCGGAGGACCGCGACATCATCTTCTACGAGATCCGGGAGGGGCCCTCCTGGGATACCGGGCAGCTCATCGGGAAAAACATCACCGGCATCCCCTGGGCGTGGCTCTTCTTCGGCATCGGCGCCTACAACCTGATGATCAAGGCCGTCGACCGGACGGGGAACTACAGCGCGACGCCGGCCACGGCGCAAATCACGATCACCGTCGCGCCTGCCGGAAACCTGCTCAAGAGCATGGACGGCCTGCTCGCGCCGTCGGCCTACGGCAACACGACGCGCCAGGAATCCTCGAAGGCCGACATCTACGGGAAAAACGTGGTCGTCGGCCTGACCCCGTCGCAGGGATGGGATGACGCCGGAAACTGGGACGACGCCTCGGCGTGGGACGTTCCCGTGGCCTCGTTGACAGGGGATTTCGAAACCGACGTCATCGACTTCGGGGTCCTGACGAAGATCAACATCCTGGCTGACGATGACTATGTCCTCGAGGGCGGGGTACAGAGCGCCACGGTCGAGATCAAGACGTCGGAGGACGATATCACATGGGGAAGCTACGCGACCTTCGTGGCCGGAGAATTCTATTGCCGGTACGCCAAATTCAAGATCTCGTTCCAGACGAGCAGCGCCTCGTACAATATTTTCGTAACAAGATTTACGGTCAACGGCTATCAGGGCTGATCCCCAAAATAACGAACAAGACGGAGAGGAGCTGCGTCGTGCAGTTCTACGATATGACTCCAACCGATGTCGGCGGAGTCGCTGACATCATTATTCAAGGTCAACAATAGGAGGGCACTCCCCATGACAATGGTCCCTTTCGATCCAACAGCGCCCGCGCTAAACGCGGCCCGGGCATCCGCTCCGGTCAGAAACAACTTGAACGCGCTCTTTGACGGCGATGTGGCGTCTCTTCGCCCGCGCGCCCAGGGGTCCCCGAACATGACGGTCGCTGTCGCAGGATGTGATGTCGAATCGTTCTGGCGACAGGCATGGGTCGGATCGGACGCGCCTCTAAACTTTGCCGGCGGCAATTCTTCCGCGGTCGTCGCCCCGAGCGCGAATCCAAGGATCGATCTTCTGACGATCGATTCCGCAGGCGCCCTGGCCTGGACTGTCGGGACGGAGGCCGCAAGCCCCGCGCCCCCGAGCTGCCCGGCCGGAAAAATCCCGGTCTGCTACATCTACTGTCGCGTGGGGATGACGCACATCCACGACTTCGAAGACGACGATGCAAGTAACGGCTACATCTACCGCGACGTGAGGCCGTTGATAAATCTGGGCGGGGGAACGCCAGCGGGCGCGATCGTCATGTTCGGAGGCGCGGCCGCCCCGGCCGGATGGCTACTGTGCGACGGGAGCGCGGTCAGCCAGACCACATACGCGGCCCTGTTCGCGGTGATCGGCTTAGCCTTCGGGAATCCCGGCGGCGGGAACTTCAACCTCCCCGATCTGAGGCAAAGATTTCCTTTGGGCAAAGCGGCCTCCGGCACGGGATCAACACTGGGCGGCACGGGTGGGGAGATCGACCACCATCATCATACCAACCTTACAGGGGGGAATGCCGTCGTGGGCGGGGTATATCCAAAGGCAGACTCTGCGATCTTGCAATCGACGGCAGAGAACCCTCCATTCCAGGCGGTCAATTTCATGATCAAATACTAAAGAGCAAGGCGCCAGGAGGCACTAAGCAGTAAGCAGTTACTGCCTTCTGCCTTCCGGCTCCTGCTTACTATCACTTCAAAGGGAGGCAGACGATGAAAACGATAACAAAAGTTCTGACGGTCCTCATGATGGCGGCGGTCCTTGGTCTTTTCTCCGTCGCCTTCGCCGCGACGCTCCAGCTCAGGGCTACGTGGGATCTCAACCAGGAAGCCAACGTCGCGCTCTACAAGCTATACCGCACGGACGCGGGCAGGATCCTGATCGGAGGCGTGACTCATCCGGCGAACACTTTAGAATTCTCGGTCGACGTCCCGGACAACACGGCAGGGACCTTGACCTTCGTCGCCACGGCGGTCGACACGGCAGGCAAAGAATACGGAGACAGCCAGCCCGCGTCCTTCCCCTATAACTTCATCCCCCCGCCCCCTCCGCTGGTCCCTCCGTCCGGCTTAAAAATAGAGGAGATCGCCGTCGTTCCTCCTCCGCCTCCACCGCCGCCTCCTCCTCCCCCGCCGCCTCCACCGCCTCCCCCAACTCAGGGGACAGCGATAACCTCATGTCCATATACAATTATGGTTGATGGCTCCTACTATCTGGCACAAGACCTTATTTGCGATGCGGATGGAATCGTAATGGGAATAGGTGGGGTAAAATCTACCGTCGTTGACTTTAATGGAAAATCCTTAGTCTTCGGGAATACGCAACTTGGGAGTGGTTTCCGATCTGAGTATAAAAATATGGCAGGAGTTCAACTTGTGGGATTCAACCTGGTTCAGGGGGCCTTTGACCCCCCTGCAAACAGCCAATTTGGAGGCATCTGGGTAAGGGGAGGGCACTCAAATCTCTATATCCATGACGGCAAAATCAAAATGAGATATGCGGTCGGGAGTCCGTTCCCATCGGGAATCAGATTCGTGGATTTTGGCGGCATGGCGGTGGTCGGAAATAAAATTGAGAGGGTAAATATTGATGTTTCGCAAGGAGAGTTCAGTTCGGGAATATCAATCGCAGCAAACATTAAAACAGATTGGGGATCAGTAGAACAGTGTGCCATAACCCATTCTACTAGCTACCAGGGCAGGGGGTCGGCGATTGCATTTGGGAATCTTACCGGATTCAAGGCCATAAAAAATACAGTTGATGTCGTCGCATCGAACGGCAACTCTGGAATGGCAGCAATCGCTGGTTCATGTTCCGATAACATTGAACTTTCCGACAACATCATAACTGCCGGCGAAAACGCACAGGGGGCGAGACTGCTCGACTTCGATTGCGGAGTCATTAACTCCAAGATGCTCAGAAATACGGTCTATCTCAACACGATAGGCATCTACCCTTGGAACACAAGAGCTATCAGATTAAGATTCGGTTGCAACGGAAATGAAATTGCCTATAACCGGGTAATCGCAACCCCGGGAACCTCCAACACCTATGCAGTCCATTTTGGGGGCTATGACGTTGATCATGCGGGTTGTAACTGCTCTGATCTGTATTTCCCCGGGATGGCAGGCAATAGATTTCACGACAATAAGTTTGAAGGGGCAACCTATGCCTTCGCTTCGGAGGCAGGAAGCGATGATACGACCTCCTGCAATGATACTTTCCGAGGGGTCGGGGTAGGCATTCCAATCGGGATTACCGAAGGATACAACGTGTCCACGCCTCCCAATAGTGTGAGTAATATGAGGTTTATCAACCCCGTGTTGGTGAACGGAAGTTCACCATACAGCGTGAAGTTTGTCGGGGGGGCGACTCCCAGTCCTATCAACCCTGTGATCTTTTGCAATTCAGGACTGACGGCGGCTGACATCCAGGGGATGGAAGGGTTGGATTATATCTTGACCGCGTCTCCCTGCGCGTACACCTGTGAATAGCAAAAGGCGGACAGTAACCCGGGAGTCGTGACCCTCCCGAACCCTGTGTTGGCACACAGTACGAGATGACCCGCTACCATCCGCCCACGTGCGCAGGATGCTTTATATCAAGCGGGGTCTCCTGAGTCAAGGGGAGGGCCATTAAATGAAAAGCTTCCTGAACTACATGGGCGGGAAATCGCTTCTCGCCGAAAAAATCATCCGGAGGATCCCTGAACACACCTGCTATTGCGAAGTCTTTGCAGGGGCCGCCTGGATGCTCTTTAAAAAGGAAGAATCGAAAGTGGAGATCATCAACGACATCAATATCGACCTGGTGACTTTATACCGGGTGGTGAAACATCACCTCGATGAATTCATCCGGTACCTGCGGTGGATCCTCGTGGCCCGGGACGAATTCGAAAGGTTCAAAAAAGAAGTTCCGGAGACGCTGACCGATATCCAGCGCGCCGTGCGGTTCTATTTTGTGTTAAAAAACTCATTCTCTGGAAGGATCAGAAAGCCGTCGTTTAGCATCTCGGCGGTCAGGCTATCGGGATTCAATCTG